ACGAGTGCCCGTTACGATAATCGCGTACCTCGGGATGGTATTGTGCTCAAAGAACTGTAGCGTGTAATCCCGAATGTACACATTACTTAGCACACTACCAACCGCAGGGTATACATCACAGTACCCGTAGTACACGGTTGCACTGTGATGCTTCGGAATCCACAGGATTTCGTTTGCTGCCTTAGAGAGATCCCCTGTCGGCTGCCCCGTCGTCCTGTCGATAAGGTTCCACTCGGCACTCCCGATATCCCCATCTTCCCGCGGACTATACGGCAGCTTTGAATTTGAAAAGGGGTCAATTCGGGTTGTGGATACTACCTTCTCACCAAAGTTTTGGTAGTAGACTTTGGTATTGTTATTACCTTGCTCAGTGAACCCCTTCCACCCCCGCAAGACTCGAACACGAGAAGCGGGAATGTGGTCAATGCGAACTACTCGCTTATCGTGGCCGCGAATAATCTCCATCGCGGCCCACCCGATACCCTCGTAGTCCATCGCAATCCTATCGAGTACGCCCTCAAATCCGATATTTGGATTTGCATCCTCGATAAAATTACGGACGAGTCGGGCCTCTTCCTCTACCCGCGACTTAGTTTCTTGCGGCACTTTGGAAGGATCGTAGATCGCCCCATCCTCAAGCTGCGACGGTTCCAGTATGAACGCACGCCCGACCGCATCCGTTACCTTAGTCCGCACAGAGCGGAAGTGCGTCTCGTCTACCTGAAGAAATACCGACATGAGTTCCGGCGGATAAGGCGGGCCTACCTCTTGACTGGCCGATAGACTACTCTGACCAGCCTCGTTCTGGTTTTGCGTCGACCCCTCGACATATTTGAGAATTTCCTCCTTGCCCCCGTACCCTGGTAGGGACTTTCGGACATCCTCAGTTATGGCATTGGCGATATCTTGGTAGCCATCTCCAATGGAGATGACCTTATCGTCATCTCCTAGAATATAAACTTCCCGGATTTCCGGGTCGTCCTCATCTTCGGAGTATGCGCCCCGCACCGCGTCCGCCAAATACCCATCGGTAAGGACTTGGGTATCTTCATCACCGATATCTACACGATGAGGCGATGCCATGAGTATCCTCGCAATCGATTGCACTACCCGATGATTACTTCATCCATTGCCGAATCGTTCAGCATGGATGCCGCAAGCATGTCATACACATCACAATGCCGCTGATGGTCCTCTCCCTTCGACCATTCAAACCGCACCTCCCCGTTTGGTGCTTCTACTAGCTCTCTCACTGGCATACACATTTCGCTACTGTATACACCGCCGAGGACTGCGCGGAAATTTCGAGGGAGTACGTTCAATCGCTTCTTCAATTGTGCAAACGCACGATCCATCGCCTCAGTTCTATCGGTATTGATTATCCTACCTCGGGCATCCTTGGTTTGTTTCTGAGTTTTACCTTCATGCCGATACCTACAAAGCCACACGTCGCACGGTGCCAATTCTTGCACCTCTTGCGACAAATTGAACTCAGGTCCGGCGTCAATTACGACCTTCTCTACGCCGTACCGAACCATGAGGTCAATCAGAGCCTCAATGTTTATCGGCAACTTCCCGATAAAAACTGCTCGCCTACGGGCACCCTCGACATACGAAATGCGCACGTCAAATGCTGAGGACATTACGTCGATACCCATCGAACATGGCCCCTCGTGCCAGTCCGGTGGGATATGTGCTCTATCGGGGTGTACTGCGAAGACATAATCCTGATCTGCGCAGTATTCTAGCAATGTATCGGTAATGCGATTGCCCGACGCATCGAAGGGCAACCCTAATTCCGAATTGTAGAACTGCTGCATCTTCGACGGGTCGTGGGTGGCTTCCTTGAACCGTCGCCACATCCCGTAAATTGGATTGATGGTATTACACAGCATCGACAAATGCTTGCCCTCAATCCGTGATTTAGGGTTGCCGGGCACCCACCTCCCATGTTGTGAATCCCGCTCTAATATGCCGCCACAACTAGGGCAGATTAGGTTTATATCTCGATTACTATCTGGGGACCACGAGGTATCCCGAAGTCGATAGTCCAGCATATTGCCGGTTCTATCCTGAATTCCTTCTACAACGCAAGTGAACCAATCTACCTTTTGCATCGACCTGCAAGTCGGGCATGGGATTGTCCACTCTTCCATCGTAGACAATTGGAATAGGCGATTGATGCCCTTTCCTTTGGTCTTCGGGTTTCCGATATACCGCTTGAATTGGTAATCCGATCCGCGAAGACGGTCGAGTGCGTAATCTAGGTGATCTTGATTGCACTCGTCTACCTCGTCAACCACAATCATGTCGGCGGGAAATTCTTTGAAGTCCGCCAATACGTTTGATCCGACATACTTGATTACGCCCCGCCCAAATGACTTGAGGGCGATATTGTCGAAGAATGAGCCGCCAATGATCCGCTTGTACTCTGGCACGTTCTGCACACATCGATTGATTCGATTTTGTACAAACGTGTTTCTCAACTCTACTTTGGGCAAGACATAAAAAATAGAAATACCCGAGTATGCCGCTGCAAAATGGTCGATGACCGCCCATTCACTGTTATGCGTAACGATATAATTCTCAGCGATGTAGAGATGCTCCGTATTGTCAAGAATAATACAACGCGCGGGCTGCTTAGACGCCGCCCTCGTAGACACTATCTTTGCCCCTAACGTCCGTGTACGACGATGGCTTTTGCTAAGGTTTGCCTTCTTTCGTGCAAGTCGAAATGCCTTTTCTGGTTCGGGCAATGAAATCTGTAGCTGGTAGGTAGTCTTGCAATATCGCCGTGACCCACCATCGTCAATGTAGTAGGCTCTGCGAGATTTATACTTTGCAACCCCCCCGAGGGACCACACTATTTCCTGCAAATCTTTGACCATCCTCTCGGATGCTAAGCCAATAAGTATCCCACCGTGCTTACTTGCGCCCCCATCCGTATCTAGCAGCCCTTGTAATATGGCTAGCCGCTGCGATACAGATCCATTCTTATAGATTTCCGGGATAAATTTGGTCTCGCATCCACACCCCAGAAGCCCCAATTTTCGGAATTCTCGCTTGAGATGCGACTTACCATTCTCTAGAATAGAGTCCGCTCTTTCTACGAAATGGTAGTCTATCTTTTTAGACGGGTAGGCCCTAAGCTCTAGCCCCCAATACATGAGGGCAGAATTTGCGGCGGCTACTATTTCAGCGTCAGCCGTCGTAAGTCTAAGCGACTTTTCACTAATAGTGCCATCGCCCAACATCAGACCAAGAAAATACGGTTCGATAGGTAACTTTTGCTCGGGCTTTTCTACAGGCGTATTCGACACTGGAATTGTAAACCGTACCGCACCCTTCGCCATTTCAGCAATGATTCTTTCGGTCGTCAGAATCTCAAAGTTTATAGCGACGTCCCATTGAAGAGACTTGCGTCCTTTGGATACAGTAGCCCGTTGCTTTCCTCGAAGAACCTTCCACAAATGGTCGTGCGTACTTTCAATTACCCGGCCATCGTCCAGCGTAAACTCGTAGAGCTGGCGAACACCTAGTTCCTGAATATGCTTTACCTTGGCACCCTTGCCATCAGGCGTAGATACGGCATCCCCTACTCTCAACTCGCCATTCTGCACCCACCCAGTAGGCGTATGGACCATGCAATCAATTGCCAGGCCCTTGAAGCTCTGGACAGAACCTTGTAATACAATTTCAGGGGACACCGAATTGTATAGATTGCGAATATGGGGGTGATGCACAAAATCCAGCTTCTCTGCCCGGGTATTTACATGGAACTCCGTGGCAAATTGATATCGGATCTGCTGAATTTCAAGGAGCTTGGCAATTACCTTCAGCTCCTTGTCCGATTTGTCCTTGAACTGCGACAGTAGATCATCGTCTTCATCTAGTTCATCGGGTTCATCTGATTCTACACTCATAGAGACCGCCCCTGTGTCACGAGCTTTTCAATCACCGTCAAAATCTCATCCCGCGACTTCGTGGGTGAGCTATCTGCCACTGCCTCG